CCCAGCCACAATACGTGACCTGGATGAAGGCGTAAGTCCAAACTCGGATGCCGCCTGCAGCATCAGCTTCTGATTGGTATTTGCAATCCCAACCCAAGGTGTCTGCTGCTGATATCCTTTATCCGTTTCAAAGGTCGAACCCCCAGAATCTATATGCTCCTGCGCTTCCTTCCATCTGGCATAGGACTGGCAGTATGCAGCAAATGCCGCCATGTCCACTTCCGTAAGAACACCCATCTGATTCATCAAATCAGCTAAACGTTCCCACTCTTTCTTAGCCTCAGGTAATAACCATTCCGGACAGTTAAGCATTCCCTTTGCCGGAATTGGCTCCTTCGTATTCAATTTTCTTTTTCCCGGATTACCTTCCAGCTTTTTCAAAGCTGTAGGCTTTGGCTTTCTTCCTGCCATGGTCATACCCTCCTCCCTTAATTTTTTGCATAATAAAAGGACCATGTATCTCTACATGATCCTCAAAAAATATTTCCATTAATTAAATTTGTAGGCTTTCTGCATATTTAAACTGAATGACATCCCTAGGGGCAGTTTCAACATATGCCTGCTCTTTATGCATAAATGCAATAATATCATTTTTACTCATTTTACCAAGTTTATCTATGACTAAATCCAGTATTTCCTTGTCATCTTTTGATAATGCTGAAAACTTGCATTCTCCACTTAAAACGAAATGATAAGCATTTGTTTCGCCCATATCAACTTCCTCGCAAGGAACATCCTTCAAGTCAATGATTGAATTATGCCCTACAGGAACTGCTCCCATTGGTAATGCCCGATAAACCAATCCTGTAATAGCACGTCCTCTTCTTTTATAAGCCAACGCATCTGCATACCACATAAGCTTCATCAACTTGACTTTGTAAAGACTTGTAACTTTAGAAGAAACAGCAAAATATCTTATCACATCAACAACCTTATCAAGTGAAAGTGAAGTATTTCCATGAAACATCTTATTACCCTGAAATCCTGCATAACTTGCCTCAATAGCTTTTCTCAAATATGCATCTTGATCCTCTTCAAATAATGAAGTTGCCGCCTCCATATATTTTTGATAAGACTCAGCTGATAAGCTGTCTTTTGCATCATTTAGTAAAGACAAGAACCATTCTGGATCCTGATCAATTTTCTTTAAAATTGTGTCATGAGCTTTATCTTGAACCTGATGGCTCTCATATCTGGTAATGGTTTTACCGCCCCACCCCAGCAATACGCATAAATCGCTCTGGCTAATACCATATTTTGCTCTTATTCCGCTTATCTGAGTTGATGTCAAAAGACCTTTCTTTTCTCTATATGAATCCTTCATTCTAGTATCATTATCCTGCATCTGTTTTTCATCCATATACAGTTCTTCTGCCAAATCGCAATACAAATAATAGGCTTCATAATCTACTTCTGTATTCTTAAAAGTGGCCTTATCCATAACAAGAACTGTTTTCACTTCATGTTCTTCCATGCAACATGTACAAAGTCTTTTTTCACTTTTTAAGATCTTCATATCCATGAAAACACCCCCTAATTCTTCTTATAAGGAAACATTTCTGGTGTAAATGCCTTCTCAGCAAAATGAAATGACATAACAAAAGTTGTTGTGTTTCCATACATTCCTAAAAGTTCCACTCTTATTTTAATATATACGTCATCTGTGCCGTTATATACCTTACCAAATTCTCTCATTTCACTTCTTTTGGGAAATCTAATGTCTTTTACTGTCTGCATATAGTCTTCCACAGATAGTGTCAATAATTCGCGTTTTAAGGCATCCACAGGATTTTCATCAGAAAATAATTTATTAACAGTGTATTGGTTAGTATATTTTTCATCGCGCTTTTCATCAACGAGGCGCTTTGCTTGAAAATCTATCTTAGCCCCATTATTGAGTGCAAATTTCAAATCCTGAATATATGCTTTTACTTCGATTTCACTCTCTATACGTGATTTTGTTTCTTCAGCCAATTTCTCGCCTCCTGTCAAGGTATCAATTGATACCTGTATAATACATCCAATTTGTCAATTTGTCAACCTCATACCCCCATCTTTCATTTCGCGATTTTGCACAGAAGAGGGGGCGCCGGTCTTGGAGCCTAAGGGCTGTAGAGATTCAAATACCCCCTACCCTCACTCTCAAAACTTGTACTCCACATATCTATCTTCCGTCATTGTCTTTACATTATGATGATGCTCACATAAAGGCTGCCAGTTCCCACGATCCCAGAAGAGTTTCTGGTCTCCACGATGCGGAACGATATGATCCACGACTGTAGCCATAGTGATATGACCTTCCTCATAACACTTCACACAGAATGGATTGCTCTCTAAGAACTTCCTTCTCTCACGCTGCCACTTGGCACCATAGCCACGCTCTGCTGCATGAGCTCTGTCCTTTGTATGTAAAGGCTTATGTTCCTCACAATACATCTGACCGTGCGGAATGAGTGCCGCACAGCCAGGATGTTTACACGGTATGTTACTTCTATATGGCATGTGCTCACTTCCTTCCATAACTCGAAAACAAGTTTTCTCGTTGTCGCGGTGCTCCTCAAATACTCGTGCAAGCACGGCATTTTCATCGCTACTCGCGCAAAAAGCCCCGGAAGTTTTTGGCTTCCAAGGCTCTTCTCTGTCGTACACTTTCGACACTATCATAATAACATATATGCTTATGCCATGTTGGGACAAAGTATGCCAACTTACTCAGGCACCACAAAATTATTTAATGCCGATGCATGAATACGGTGTACGGTACGATAAGATACATTCAGGTCATAGGAAATATCTTCCCAGCTTTCATTTTTCAGATAGCGGTATTTAAGAAGAAGTCTTTCCTCTGGGTTCTCCATACTTTCAATCGCCGCATTAATTTCTGAACGAAGGTCTATCAATCTATTTATCTGTGCATCAATTCTCTGCTCATAATCCCATATCTTTTCAATGGTCTTAATAAATGGTGCTTCCAGATTTCTATTCGGATTGGTACCAATCTTTTCTCCATAAGAACATCCCTGAATCGTACCTCTCATTTCACGAAGCTGTTCCAGCTCCTTCACATCAACCTGGATCTGCTTATCCAACAGATATGCCTGCTTCAAATATTCCTTAGCTGTCATAAGCCACCTCCGAAAAAAAGTTTCCCTCGGATTTACTCTGATTGTCTTATTTCGTCCTGAAGCTTACGGATTAGAAACTCTCCATCAACCGAAGTCAGCTGTTGATACCACGGACTTCTGAAAAACTTCTCAATCTGTAAAGCCTCATCTATTGCTGACTTGCTTTTGGGATTACGCTTTACCTTTTTGAGTGCGGCTCTGTAATCAGCAACCGCACTAAGGATGATCGCATTCGCAAGTCTTTCATATGGATCCTCTGCCAGATTCTTACTTGCCATCTCCCACCTCTGCTTTCACGGCATCTATAAGTGCCGATTGTGTGAGGTCTTTTGCTTCCAGTGCTTTCAGGATTCTCTCATCAACAGTTCCATCTGTAACAATATGAATCACAGATACGGTCCCTTCTGTCTGACCCTGTCTCCATAATCTGGCTACAGTCTGCTGATACAGTTCAAGGCTCCATGTGATACCAAACCATACAAGGATGTTTCCTCCAGATTGCAAATTCAAACCATGACCTGCAGATGCCGGATGAATAAGTCCTACCTGTAACTGCCCCGCATTCCACTTTTTAATGCTGGCATCAGAATCAAGCTGTTGATAATCAATGCCAAGATTACTAAGTCTTTCCGATATTCTTCTAAGGTCATGCTTGAACCAGTAAGCCACTAACACAGGTTTGCCATTTGCAGCTTCGATTAAATCTTCAAGTGCATCCAGCTTTCTCTCATGGAAAATATTCACATCACCGTCATCACTATAAATAGCTCCATTCGCAAGCTGTGATAATTTACCTGAAAGAGTAGCCGCATTGGATGCAGTAATCTCACCGCCTGGAAGCTGTAACACAAACTCATCTCTTAATGCCTCATACTTTGCTTTTTCAGTATCATCCAGATAAACCTTATATTCTGTAGAAATCAACTCCGGCATTTCCAAATAATCAGTTCCCTTCATAGAAATCGTAATATCCGAAATCTTATCGTAAATTCTATCCTCTGCTCCCGGTAAAAGCTTGTAGGTATAAACAATCGGACCATTCATTCTATCAGGCTTAAAGTAATTCACTCTGTACTGACCAATGAATCTTCCGAGTCTCTCACCCATATCCAGCACCTTAAATTCTGCAAACAAATCCATAAGTCCATTGGAAGAAGGTGTACCGGTCAAACCGACTACTCTTTTCACCATAGGTCTTACCTTCATAAAGGACTTGAATCTCTTTGCCTGCCAGTTCTTAAAGGACGAAAGCTCATCAATTACAACCATGTCGAAATCAAAAGGTACACCGCTCTGCTCTACAAGCCACTGAACATTTTCACGATTGATAATAAAAATATCTGCATCTGCTGCCAGTGCCTTTTTTCTCTCAGTTGCTGTTCCTACTGCAATGGAATATCTCAATCCTTTCAGGTGATCCCATTTTTTGATTTCATCAGACCATGTATTTCTGGCTACTCTTAACGGCGCTATGATAAGAATCTTCGTTACCTCAAAACTGTTATACATCAGCTCATTTAATGCCGATAACACGATACTGGTCTTACCCATACCCATATCCAGTAATATTGCTGCTATCGGATGTTGCTTTATAAACTCGATTGCATATTTCTGATAATTATGTGGATTGTATTTCATCTAAAATCCCTCCGATTTGCTCGATTCCATCCAAGATGTATGTATGGAACCCCATTTTTTCTAATAATCTGTGTCTTGACTTCTGTAATGCTCTGGGCTTTTCTCCCGGAGCCTTCACCTCAACAAATCCGATGTGTCTGCCAGGCAGAAACACTATCCTGTCTGGCATTCCATCAAATCCAGGTGAAACCCACTTGGGACAAATACCGCCTCTGGCTTTAACTGCTTTTACAAGCTTCTGTTCTACTTCTTTCTCTCTCATACTCAGCCCATGCCTCCTCGAATGCATCCATACATCCGCTGCAAGCACCGCATCCATCAAGATATTCCTGAATCTTTGCCTTATCTCCGTCATGAGGAAACTGCTTGTCACCTTTCATATCCCTGGCAAGGTCACCCACCGGTGCATGGTCGTTGATATGTTTTTTAATCATCCATCTATAAAAATTCATTGCGAATCCTCCATCAAAAATTGTTTGCGGTGCAGGGTGTGCAGGATGATACATAACCTTTCCCTATAGCAAAAAATCCATAAAAATTTTTGCATACGCGATATAGGTATTTGTCCTGCACCCCCTGCACCTTTTGTCATTTATTCTGCAAAATCTGTGTCTTTAAGCTGCAATCCCTGCACCCACATACCAGTTTTTTTCTTCTTGCGTGTGTATCCAGCCTTTTCAAGTACAGCTGTAAAGTCTGCATTATTACGAGAAATCTCACCCGTGCGTAAACAGTAAGAGCGATATTCCTGATAAAGCTCTCCTGATTTTTCTTCCAATCCATCACCTCTGACACAGCATTCTTCTAAGAAGTGCTCAAGCCAATCGTTCATTCCACGGTATTCAGCAATAGCGTCTGCAACTACCTTAGGTCTCTCCAAATGAAAGTCAGCCTCAATCGCTTTTCTGGCACCTTCGATGATCCACGCCAAAACATAAGAACCGGCGTTCTCAAAAAGATAATCCGAATAATTCTTGATGTCTGACTTGCCTTCTATCTTTGCATGGAACGGAATGACAATCAGTCTTCTCCAGGTACCCTCATCCGTGGCTCTTACCTTTGGAAGATGGTTCGTGTAAAGCACTACGGTATGAGTCGGTGTGTAGTCGAATGGATCCTTGAATTTCTTCTCACCTCTGACAACATCAGTGGAGCAAACCTGCTTAAGAACTGAGGTTGAAAGAAGCATTCCCTCTTCAAGCTCAGCTGCAATCGCAAGGCGCTTACCTTTAAGCTCAGCAATTTCCGGTTTCACATTTCTTCTGCAGTTCGCTGTCATAGTGTCAGCAGAAATAGTACCTGCATAAGTTCCAAGAACCTTTGATACCGTATTCCAGAATGTGGATTTACCGTTTCGACCTTCTCCGTAGGCAATGATGAGAGCTTCCTCATATACCTTTCCGATTGCTGCAAGTCCGCAGGTCATCTGCACATATTCGATAAGCTCTTGGTTACCACAGAAAAATAATTGAAGGGATTCCTCCCACAAATCTTTTCCCTTGTCACCGGGCGATACCGTTGTAATCTTTGTAAGAAGATCTGATGGAGAATGCTCCATAGCACCTGCCATACCTTTTCTAAGGTCATAAGTTGCATCAGGCGTGTTAAGCATGTTCTCATTCGCATCCAAATCTTCCACTTTAATCTGAATCATTGGCTTTACGGCATTCTGGACATTTACAAGATTCTTGAAGTTCCTGCACTTCATAACAAATGCGTAGTAATTTTTAGCGGCAAGATATGCTCCATATGCCTTTTCAAGTTCAGGAGTAATCAGCTTTTCAAGTGCCTTACCACCAGCCTTAACAACCTTTTCAGACAATCCAGCTTCCACCAGAACCTCAATGCATCTGTTCAGTTCGTCCCTGGCATCCACGAGCTGCATATCCAGAAACTCTTCCACGGCTCCTACCGCATCCTGCTTGTTTTCACGCCAACAGGTGCCGTCATATCTAAGGAAGCTTGTCGCATCACTGTAAATCAGTTCATCCTCATACTCTCTTGCAAGTACCTTTGCCTCACCGATATCAGAGAAATCCTCAGGCTCTAAGGAAACACCATCAAAATCCTGATTGTACTCTTCTGGCGGAACATATCCGTCCTGACCCACAACCTTCTTATTAAAGAAGCGGATTGCACTCGCCCAAATAATTGCAAGCTCTTCATCTGATAGCGGCGGATCACATTTCTGAGCATGTTCCATAAAAGCATCGTGAGCCTTTTCTGTATTTCCATAGCGTTTAAGAACTCTGCCTGCGAAACGGCTCATGGCATTATTACGATTTCCTTCTAAAATCGGACCGCTGCCAGAAGCTGTTTCTTCATCAGGAAGTTCAACCACGACTTCTTCATCAATGGTTGTCCAGCCCTCGTGCCAAACTGCTTCACCGCTATCAGCTCCGAAAATGAATCTTGCTGCATCCAGAGCATTCCCATCAAAAAATGGATATGCATTATGGATTGCTGCCTTTAATGCTGCATAAGCTGCTGCATCCGTCATTTCTTCGATTTCAAAGTACACATGGTATTTAGGTCTTGCTGCCTTACCGTTCTTAGCAACCATATGGTTTCTGCTTGGAGCCACTGCATATGAAATATCAGGAAGAAGTTCTTCCAGCTTCTCTGCCGTGATCCATTCGTCCGGATCATCTGTGTGGTCGTTATCAAGATCCATGACAACCACATTCGACTTAAGGAAATTATCAATGCTGCGGTAATTGTTCTTATATTTCGCACACACATGATCCATCTTTACTGCTTCCTGCAGCTCTGATGCATTGGTGACCGTTACCTTGTTGGGATAACTACAATTCTTTGCATCAGCAGTTACATTCGCTGTCTGTAAAATCAATTGCATGTCTTTCCTCCTGTTAAATTTTTCTACTTAAAATTCCCAGTCTTTTCTTATTTCCTATCTCATCAGAATCACCTCCTCCGTAGTGTCCGAGGCTCTTATCAAGCTCCCTCTACTGCTCAAAGGAGATTCAGACCGATATTTTCCGAACTTTTTTCAAAAAACTTTGTGGTTATCCTGCACCGTCAGAATTGCTTCCTTATATAAAGAAAAAACCGCCTAAGCGGCGGCATAAAAAAGTTTGATTATTTTTCGGAATATTTAGTTCCCATTCTCCTTTGGACATTAGAAGGACAGGTTACAGAACATCTGAAAAATTCTTAAAAGTTTTTTCGGAAAATCTGAAGCCGAATCTCCTTTGAACATTAGAGAGGCACATAAGTCACTCGGAAACGGAGGTGCTGCAGATGCAGAAAGACATGAAAGTCCAGTCTTCCCACCCACTTCCATCAGAGGATGCAGAGTTACGTGACATCCTCATCGCAATAAGTGTGGTGGCAAAGCGACTGGCAACGAACCTTGAAAATCAGAATATGGAAGGAGAAAGACAACATGAGCAAAATGAGCGAATTGTCCGTGTTACTGGGCGAGATCATCAACACAGGGAGCAGCCTTTTGAAGGCGCTTACTGCTGTCAGGGAATTGGTTGCATCTTTAGAAGATAAGGATTTGAAAGTAATCGATGTTCCGGAACAGAAAGCAATTGAGGCCCCTAAGCCTGCTGCCAAAGCAAAAGCAAAAAAAGAGGAACCTACCTACACCCTTGAAACAGTGCGTGAGGTACTTTCCAGAAAGTCCAACATTGACGGCGGACAGCACAGGGCTGAGGTAAAAGCACTTGTTAAGAAGTATGGAAATGGCGGCACATTGAAAGATGTTCCTGCTGAGCAGTATGCAGCACTTATCGCTGAAGCGGAGGTAATCGGAAATGCCTAAACATGCACTTCTCTCTGCATCGGCAAGCCATAGGTGGTTAAACTGTCCACCATCGGCAAAGCTCTGTGCGGATATTAAAGATGAAGCCAGCCCTTATGCAAAACAAGGTACCGATGCACACAGCCTTTGTGAATTCAAAGTGCTTACCGCACTCGGACAGCATCCACCCGATCCGACAGATGACCTGGATTACTTCGATCAGGAAATGGCTTACTGCACAGATGAATATTGTTCCTATGTTATGGAGCAGCTTACAGAGGCAAAAACTCATTGCAAGGATCCACAGGTGCTGGTTGAGCAGAGACTTGATTTTTCTAAATGGATTCCTGAGGGATTCGGTACCGGTGACTGTCTGATTGTAGCGGATGATGTATTACATATCATCGACTTCAAGTACGGACTCGGTGTTTTGGTAGAAGCAGAAGATAATCCGCAAATGATGTGCTATGCACTTGGAGCATTGGATATCTACGATGGCATCTATGACATTACTTCTGTAAAGATGACCATCTTCCAACCCCGCCGTGAGAATGTCAGCACTTTCACTATTAAGAAGGAAGACCTTCTGAAATGGGCTGATGATTTCTTGAAGCCTACAGCAGAGCTTGCTTTCAACGGTGAAGGTGAATTCAAAGCCGGTGACCACTGCACCTTCTGCAAAGCTAAGGCTACCTGTCGCAAGCGTGCAGAATACAATCTGGAACTTGCTAAATATGATTTTGAGATGCCTGCTTCCTTAAGCGAAACAGAGATTGCAGCAATCCTTCCAAAGATTGACGATCTCACTGCCTGGGCAGCTGACATCAAGGAATATGCCTTACAGCAGGCTTTATCTGGAACAGAATATCCCGGATTCAAAGTCGTTGAAGGCAGGGCAAACCGTAAATACACCGATGAAGAGGCAGTTGCCTTTGTTGTCAAAGATAACGGTTATGACCCTTATGAGAAGAAACTTCTCGGTATCACAGCAATGACTTCTCTCTTAGGTAAGAAGAAGTTTGAAGAGCTCCTGGGTGCTCTTATTACAAAACCTCAGGGTAAACCTACACTGGTGCCTGCGTCAGATAAGAGACCGGCACTTAATACGGCAAAAGATGATTTTAGTGAAGAAGAATAAGGAGGACAACATCATGCCAAAGTTTATGAATGTTACAAAAGTTATCACTGGAGTAAACACAAGATGGAGCTACGCTAACGTGTGGGATCCTAAGTCAATCAATGGTGGAGCACCTAAGTACAGTGTCTCCCTCATCATTCCAAAGTCTGATACCGCTACTGTTGAGAAAATCAAGGCAGCTATCCAGGCAGCATATGAGGAAGGTGAGTCCAAGCTTAAAGGCAACGGCAAGACCGTACCTGCACTCTCTGTACTTAAGACACCTCTTCGTGATGGTGATCTTGAAAGACCTGATGATGAGGCTTACAAGGGATGCTACTTCATCAACGCGAATAGTGCTACTGCTCCTGGTATCGTGGATGCAGACAGACAGCCTATCCTTGAGAGATCCGAAGTATATTCCGGTGTTTACGGTAGAGCTTCCATCAATCTTTATGCTTTCAACAGCAACGGTAACAAGGGTATCGCATGTGGTCTTAACAATCTCCAGAAGATTCGTGACGGTGAGCCTCTTGGTGGCAAGTCTCGTGCAGAGGATGACTTTGCTTCCGAAGAAGAGGACGATTTCCTTGACTAATATGTAACTCATTGACCTTCGGGCGGTGGCTTCTGCAGCTGCCGCCTACTTTTTGTAAAGGACTGAAAATATATGAAAATACAAGAGTTGTCGATAGACTTGGAGACTTACAGCGATGTTGATATATCCAAATGCGGTGTTTACAAGTACGCTGAGTCTGATAATTTTGAAATATTATTATTCGGAGTATCTGTTGATGGTGGAGATGTCACAGTCTATGATCTTGCCTGCGGTGATACTATCCCGGAAGAAATACTGGATGCACTTACTGATGATACTATTACCAAATGGGCTTTCAACGCTTCCTTTGAACGTATCTGTATCTCCAACTGGTTAAAGAATCACTATCCTGATAAGTTCAAAGGCTATGGCATTCCTGAAGATCCTGCTTCCAAATATCTGGATCCTGCCTCTTGGAAATGTACCATGATATGGTCTGCTTATATGGGATTACCGCTTTCACTTGAAAGTGTCGGTGCTGTACTTAAGCTTCAGGATCAGAAAATGAAAGAAGGCAAAGACCTCATCAGATACTTCTGCTCTCCATGCAAAGCAACTAAAGTTAATGGCGGCAGAACCAGAAACCTACCGGAGCACGCGCCCGACAAATGGGAAACCTTTAAGGCATACAATAAGCGTGATGTCGATGTAGAAATGGCAATAAAGCAGAAGCTCTCTCGCTTCCCTGTTCCTGACTTCGTCTGGGATGAATACCACCTGGATCAAGAAATCAACGATAGAGGTATCATGTTAGATATGGCTGTAGTTGAGAATGCTATTGCTTTCGATGAAAAGTCCAAGGCTTCTCTTATGCTGGCTATGCAGAATATTACTAATCTGGACAACCCAAACAGTGTAGCTCAGATGAAGCAGTGGCTCTCTGAGAACGGTATAGAAGCGGAATCTCTTGGTAAGAAAGATGTTGCTGCCATGATAAAAAATACTAACGGCGATGTTGCTGACGCGCTTAAGCTTAGGCTCCAGCTTGCAAAATCTTCCGTCAAAAAATACCAGGCCATGCAGAATGCGGTATGTAATGATGGCAGGGCTCATGGTATGTTTCAGTTTTACGGTGCCAATCGCTCCGGGCGTTGGGCTGGCAGACTTATTCAATTGCAGAATCTTCCGCAAAATCATCTTCCAGACCTTGCCGATGCACGTGAGCTTGTCCGTACCGGTGATTATGATATGCTGCAGCTTTTATATGATGATATCCCTGATACCCTCTCTCAGCTGATTCGTACAGCCTTCATTGCAAAGCCCGGTTATAAATTCATCGTATCAGATTATAGTGCGATTGAAGCCAGAGTGCTTTCGCACCTTGCCGGTGAGACGTGGCGATCAGAAGTATTTGCAAAAGGCGAAGATATTTATTGTGCCTCTGCAAGCCAGATGTTTGGTGTTCCTGTCGAAAAGCATGGTGTCAATTCACATCTTAGGCAAAAGGGCAAAATCGCAGAACTTGCCCTTGGATACGGCGGATCTGTAGGCGCTCTTAAATCTATGGGAGCTTTGGAAATGGGACTTACCGAAGAGGAATTACAGCCTCTTGTTGATTCCTGGCGTAATGCTAATCCCAATATCACCTCTTTCTGGTGGGCTGTGGATGCTGCAGTAAAAGAAGCTGTTACCATGCGTACCACAACTGAGGTTGGCAATATCAGATTCATATACAAAAGTGCTATGCTTTTTATTGAACTTCTGTCTGGTAGACGCTTAGCATATGTAAAGCCAAAGCTTGGTGAAAATCAGTTCGGAGGCACCTCAGTTACTTATGAAGGTGTTGGATCTACAAAGAAATGGGAACGCATCGAGTCATATGGTCCGAAATTTGTTGAGAATATTGTTCAGGCAGTTTCCAGAGACCTTCTCTGTTTTGCCATGCGTAATCTCTCCCATTGCTTTATCTGTGGTCATGTCCACGATGAACTGATAATAGAATGCCGTGAAGATGCATCCGTTGAAAGCATCAGTTCAGTCATGGGACGTACACCTGATTGGATGCCGAATATACTCATCCGTGGCGATGGCTACGATACCAAATTTTATAAAAAGGATTGACCAAAAAATCCACCCGAAGCAGATTTAACTTGCCTGGGTGGATTCCTTTATTCACACAATTTCTTTACAGATAATCAACGGTTTCTCTGAATTCATCATATATTGGTCTAAGTCTCTTAACCCAATCATATAATGTACTATCAGCTTTACCCATGATCTGAGAAGCTGTCTTCATATCATATTCTGAACCAAGAAGATTGATAAGCTCCACATATTTTGCATACTTAGGGTAGTGCTCTGTCACATAATCTCCCAAATCCTTCAGAAGTCTGATATAGGTATCAGCATTGGAATATTTCTTAGATTCAGGTTCAAACGAATCGACGTTGCCCTCTCCATCCTGCACATCAAGGGTAGAGAAATTGAGCTTACCATTCATAGGACGAAACAGACGATTGTAACCATACGGGCACTCTTCACACTTAACCGCTATTGTTTTCTTCTGCCCAGGTGCTCCTGTGTAATCATGATTCTTAACTCTGAGCGGACAACGCATGCTCTTTCCGTTACTACCACAGATTTCGCAGCGATTCTCCATTCTGTACTGACTCTCCTGTCTCCATTCTTCCTGCTTCCAGTCTGCATAGAACTGAGCACCTAATTCAGTAGAAATCTCTACCGCAAACTTAAATGCCGGCACCCAAACACCTTCCACACGCATCTTGCTGATTTCAATACCAGCTCTTTCTGCTTCTGGAGCATTTTTGAACTGCTTGATACCTTCCTCTGTAGTCTCCACATACAGATATTTCTTACCTTCTTCAACATTTACTCTGGTTTCCATTTTTTGTCCTTTCTGCTGTGTGCTTTCACGCCACAGGCGAGGACAAGAGCTGACCAGAGCTGCTGATAATGCCGTAACAAAAATGGACGCACGACAATAAAGCGGGAATAGTCACTGTATCCGCACTTCACCCACTTTGGGTGTTGTGTTGAAAATCAGTATTCTTATCCTCGCCTTGTAGTCGCGCGCCCACAGGCTTTGAAATAAATTATTGTTATTGACGGATCATAGGTTCCGCCAAACCTTTATCTATGAGAACTGTATTTACAGTAGTCTCCTACTTTGCTAAGCCTTCAAAAGCGAACTTTTTCCGGCTTAGCAGAGATTTTTATTGTCTCCATTGTACTTTTTGTGCTATAACATATTCAAAAGGAGCATACTTATTTTTTTTGCACATGCTTTATGTATTGGAGGAATATATTATGGCTAACGATTATCACGATATTCTCATTGAGCATATTGAAGCTCTTATGAGAGAACGAAATATAAGTCAGGCTGACATAATCCGTGGTACAGGAATCCCTCAGCCACAAATGAGCAAGGCTCTTAACAGAACCAAGGGCAACCGCTTCACTTTCGAGCAAACAATAGCTATCGCTGATTTCTTCGATGTGTCAATAGACTACCTTGTAGGTCGAAAGCTCGATCAGCCATCTTCCGAAAAACTTTCTAATAAAGAAATCTGCAAGATACTCATGCAGCTTATAGAAAGCGGTGTTATTGATTACATTGATCAAACCATCGAAGAGGACAAATACCTGGCTGTTAACTATCCAACAAACGGCTACCCGTACGAATACAAGAAGGAAAACAGCACTTACCGTATGTTTTACTTCTCAGAATTCATCACCCCAGATATCACCGGTCTTTGCGAAGAACAGCTTGACGAACTCAACTGGGATTTCTCAACCGGCGGTAATGACAACAAAAAATCAGCTGAAATAAATGCCTTTCTCAACTATTTTTTCAAGCTCTACGATGTCTACAAACGAAATGACCTTCCTCGTGAAATCTTCGACCAGGCTATTTCTGACCGTCTTGACAAGTTAGTAAAATAAAAAAAGCCGGAGCCCAGACTCCAGCAATAGACACGGATATATTTATCCGTAATCTCTTACTGAAGTCTTGACTCCGGCGGTTGGTATCTCGGTATATCGGATCCGATTGCTCGGTAGATCAAGCAATATTTACTTCTCTGCCAATGCAGCCATTATCTGCTGATGCACTTCAACATCTTCGATAAATAAATTACCCTTTATATTCTGTATGTCATAACGAAGGATTTCTCCTTTACTATTGACAGTAACATCAAATACTCTTGGTTTTTTAGGAAGTTGCATATTTCTAATTGTGACAACATACGTTTCACACAGTGACTTTAAAACATCATTTTTACCGCTAAGTCCATTACGTATCAA